TTTGCGAAATCTGAGGCTTTGTTGAAGCACGGGGACGCCCAGCCACGCGTCGTCTACCAAGGTGGCGACATGTACAATCTTGTAATGGGCTCCGTTGTGTATTATTTGTCGCGTCGTATTGCAGAAGAGCTCAATCGCAGTAATCCCCGGAACAAGGGTAATGAAGTCATTTACTGCGTGGGCATGACTGCTGACGAGATAGCAGAAATAGTGCACCATACCCCGGGACAGGTCTATGAGAATGACATCAAGAATAACGACGGGACCCAACCCGCCGGTATTCGCAAGAGCGAAGCCATGTTTTATTACAAACTTGGCGCACCCAAGTGGTTCATTCGAGAATTCGCGGCAAACACATCGGTGCGGGTGTTCACGCGCTACGGTGTGAAAGGGAAGGTCAACGGTCAACGTTGGAGTGGTGAGGTTACGACCACCACTGGCAACGGGTATGCGAATAGTTGTATCTCTCTGGCATCTTTGTCACGAGCTGGCATCACGAAGAGTACCACTTTGGTGTACGGGGACGACGGATTAACCTACACGGAACAATGTCGAAAGGCGCTTGGCGAGGCGTTCGACACCGTGTCGGGCCAGATGGGGATGAAATGCGAAGGCAAGCTTGTCGAAAAGCGAGAACAAGGAACGTTCCTCCGCAAGCGATTCGTCCCCAGCGTCAACAAAACGTACCCCGTACCTTCCTTCGGGCGTGTGGTGAGCAAATTGCCTGTGCGGTCTAATTTCAACCGTGCGGTCAGCGATGATGATTATATGGCGGGTAAGTTGTTGTCAGCCGCCTATGAACATCGCCACATCGCCAGTCTGCGTACTCTCCTATTGGAAACAGCCGAACAATTGTCCAGTAGCCCGTATTTGGATATGCGAAACCAGGCTATGGCATATAAATACTCTGCAGAGGAGTTAAAGGTGATGACAATGACTGCAAAAACACTTGACCCGGACTACCTCGGGTCCTTCTTGCAAAATGTTTACGGCATTTGGGAACAGGACCTCGTCGAGTGCTACATTTCCGTGTGTGACGGAATCCTCGGATTCCAGCGCGTCAACAGGAAGTCCCGGCAACCAACGCAGCACTTGGCCCCCCGTATACCGAGGGCCTTGTGGGATACTGCCTTTGAGTCAATTGTCACCGTCGATGTGGCTCTGTAGAGCGGCTTGGTCAGACCCGCAGAGTTTTGTTGGTTCTCTGCGATAACAACAAAAGTGACTCTCCCAACAAGTGA